GGTGCCGCTCTGATCCATCGGCACCCGCTCGGTGCCGGTCAGCGCCGAGGCGTTGGGCAGCCCTGTGATCGTGACGTCGGCCATGGGCTCAGGCTAGGAAGCAAGAGTGACGAGATACCGGCCATCGAGCGTCACCAGGCGCAGGCCGCTCAGGGTGGTGATGTTGTTGGCCACCGCCGCCGACTTCACCAACGGCACCCGGCAGAACGTGCCGTCGTCGAAGCGCTGCGGCTGGGTTTCGACCTTGTAGCTGGCCCCATCCACCGTGATGGCGTCGCCGTAGCCCAGGCTGCCGAAGGTGGCCGTCGGGACGGTCAACAAATAATCAATGATCGTGATCTCGCCGCCGAGGATCAGTTCGCTGTTTTGGTCGAGGATCCCCACGCCAGAAACGGCCCCGGCGACCACAGGGACGCCGAAGCCGTTGAGGTCGAGGAAGACAGAAAGATCCTCGGTGAAGGCCATCAGACCTCGTACTTCCTGGTGCCGTAGCCGACGCAGGTCACAGCAGAGCTGGCGGTGCCAGTCTCAGCAGTGCAGCTGAGGCGGATGTAGCGGCGCAGGTCGCTGGCGTTGAACGTCTTGACCTCCTTGTAGGCGGCGTTGCCGATCGCCGTGAAGGTGCCGCCGGTGACAGCGACATAGGTCGTGTCGTCGGCCGATTCCTCAAGGCGGAAGGTCAGGTCAGCGGAGGCGCCAGCGGCAGTGCCGACCAGGATCACCTGCAGATCGCCATCCAGGGCGCGGATGTCCACGCCGGTCTGGTTGCCGGTGGCAGTGATCGTGGTGGTCGGGCACAGCGTGAAGTGGCTGAGCTTCTCGAGCGTGTGTTGCGTGATAGCCATGGTTTCAACCCTTGCGGGCGCGAGGTTTGCGAAGGACTGGAGTCGTGTCCTCGGTGATCACCACGGGATCCGGATCCTGCAGCAGCTCGGCTTTCTTCATGGCCAGCAGGGTGCTGGCGTCTGAATCGTTGGCGTCCAGCACCTGGCCAACCCGGGCGGGTTGGCCGCTGATGCTGGTCTGCTGCAGGATCCGAATCCTCATGGCCATCAGAGGGTGTTGTTGCCGCGGGTGAAGCACTCGGCGTAGCGAACGGCCACGTCAACGTCCTGGAAGGCGGTAACGCGAACGCCGCCGGATTTGTCCAGGGCGTAGGGGTTCACCTGCAGATCCAGCGCGCCCCACATGCCCATCAGGATCTGATTCCAGACCCCGAAGAACACGTCGTTGCTTTCCACCTGGTTGGAGCGGACCACGTTGTAGCCGTTGACAGTGCCGCCGGGCTCAAGGATGAACTGAGCGGTGCTGCTGGCCTTCTCGGTGGTCTTGAAGCCGCCGTAGATGGTGGAGTTGGTCAGGTAGGACATCGCGCCGATGTCGGCGTTGTCGGCATTGATCGCCGTTTCCATCGCCACGACCTCGGCGTAGGTGGGGGCGTTGGCGGCAAAGTCCACGGTGTTGATGCCGGTCACGAACTTCAGGCCCTTGGGCTGGCTGCTGGTGCCGGTGCCGTAGAGCGCAGCGCGGTCGATCTCCAGCGCCATCACGGTGGCGAGCTCACGGCGAACCATGCTCTCGACATCGATGGAGCTCTGGAGGATCAGCCGGCGGCTGAACTCGGTGAAGGCGCCCAGAGTCTTGGCGTTCAGGTTCACCTGGCCAACCGCGGGGTTGGATTCGGTGGGTTCACCTTTCTCAGCCACCCAGTAGGCGGTGGCGCCGCCGGTCTGCTTGGGGATGGCCACAGGGCCAACCAGGCCGGTGAGGGTCTGCACGCCGAGGCTGGCCAGGGCCAGGCGGTTGCGCAGCAGCTCGATGAAGCTGCCGGGGCGGGCGTCGGTGAACACCAGGTCGCCAGCAGCCGAAGCGGTGCCCACGGTCAGGTCGCGCTTGAGCACGTCGTGAGGCACCAGGTAGCCGCGGGCGTCGCCGCCCATGCGCTCCGAGGTGGCAGCGCTCACCTCGCGCTCGAACGCAGCAGCCTCAAAGGCGGCGCGGTCGTTGGGGAACGCTTGAGCGCGGATGGCCTTCAGGAAGCTGTAGGAGCGGGCTTCCTTCTCGGTCAGGCCGATGTCGGCAGAAGCGCCGGCGATCGGCTGGGCAGCGGCGGCCGGGGTGGCGGGCTGCTTGGCGCGCTTGCCGATAGCGGCGAGCACGTCCCGCATGGCTTCGGATTCGGTGGCACCGCGTTCGATCAGGCCTTGGGCCAGGTCGTCGGCTTTGTGCTCACGGCAGAGGCCGGTGATGCTGGCGACGCGGGAACGCTCATCGGCCGCAGCCTGAGCCTTCACCGCCTCGATGTCGATGGTCGGTTCCATGGATTCGATCGGGGGTTGGGTTGGGTCTGCGGCCGAGGCCGCGGTGTCGCCGATTGCTCGGCCTTGGCCGACGGTGGCGTCGGCTGGGATGGAAACGGTCGAGACTTCCATCGGCGTGAACGCTGTGACCAGCGCCACGCCTTCGCGCGACTTGAGGTCAAGCGGCGCGTCGATGGAATACATGAAGGAGACGTTGCGGATGATGCCCGCCTCCCAGTTCTGCCGGACCTTCCATTCGTCGGAGCCCTCGGACTTGGTGTTGGGGCTCCAACGAGTGCGAACCATGCCGCGCCCGTCACCGCCCTGCCAAGCCTTCTCAACTCCGCCGAGAACCACATCGGGATTGTGGTTCCAGAGCCATGGCGCCGCCCCTGAATTGAGGCGGGCCATGTTCATCGCGCCAGGGTCATGGCTGAGAACTTCCATCCCGAAGTAGCGCTCGACTGGCTCCTCTGACGAAAAGCTGAACTCGACTACCTCGGGGTCGTCCTCCGCGCGGCACCAGCTCGCCACCACCGCATTGCGGTAGAGCGGCTTGCCGTCGTGGTCGCGTTGTTCCATTGGCGCGGCGTTTCCTGCGCTCAGGCTAGGAACTCTGATCTCGTCGATCATGTTGAAGCGTCTTCGAGGTCGTCTTCGAGGTCGTCGTCGGGGTCTGGCTCGCTGGACTCGGCAGCTGTGTCGTCTGGCGCGTAGGCGTCCTGGGGGATGATCGAACCGGGCGGCCGAGCCTGCGTCAAGCCGGCGTCGCTCACCTTGCCGGGATCAATGTCCAGCGTCAGGCCCAGCTCCTGGGCCATCTGCCGCTCTGCAGCCAGGTCGCGCATCAGCTCCGCCAAGTCGCCACCCTGCTCGGCCACCACCTGGGCCTGCGTCATAAACCCAGCGCGAACGGCGGCTTTGTAGCTGTCGATCTCCACCTTGGGATCCAGGAACCCCCAGGCCCTTGGATACCAACGCACGTCCTGGTATTCGTTGCGCATGGAGTCGTAGCCAGGCAGTTGCAGCGCGCCTGCCTTGACCGCTGCGTCCATCCACCGCTGGAAGATGGGTCGATAGAAGTGCTCGATCGCGTACTGCTGCTCACCCTTCCACATCTCAATGGAATCTTGTCGGCTCATCCGGTTGGAGCTGTAGTTGCTCTGGCTGTAGTCGTTGCTCACTTGCTCAAAGCTGCAGCCGGTTGACGCCGACACGCTGCGCAGCATGGCTCGCAGAAAGGGCTCAAACTGCCCATCCGGCGCGTCAAGCTGGGGGACGCTCACCGACTCCCCAGGCGCCAGGTACTTGAACGTGCCTGGCTCGAAGTTGCTCACCCGTTCGCCTTCCTCCACGTCATCGCCGATCAGCTCGCCCTCTGGGCTGGTGATGAACCCCATCAGGCTGGACGCTGCTCGAGCGCGCACGACCTCGGCCTCTTGGTATCCAGCCAGGTGATGCAGGCTTTTGATTGCAGCGGCAAACCAGGGAACGGATCTCGTCTGACCCGGCCTCTCGATGCGGCGAAGATGAATGACCTCATTGGCCGGCACATCGGTAGTGGCGTACCCGACGGCGCCCGAAACATCACCAGGGTGGCGGGTGCGGAAGCGGTAGGCGGTGGGCCGCCCCCAGCGGTTGACCTGCACGCCCATGCGCCATTCGATGCCGTTGGCATCAGGGCCGACGGAGTGCGTCTCGTCGCAGAGATCAGCCTCGAGGATCTCCAGCGCCAATTCAACGGGGCCGGCGCCCATGGCCTGCGGAACCAACCTGATGAACACTTCGCCAGATTCAGCGATGGCGCGCCATGCCAAGCGAGCGATCTCTTGAAGGCTGAGCTGGCCAGCCGCGTGGCATGTGTCGGCGTGGCACCACGTTGCCCACGCCCTTTCGATTGCGTCGCTGATCGCGGTGTTGACCTGCCCGCCTTGCTGCGTTGGCGCCTGAGCCTGCATCCGAACACCAGTGCCGATCACATTGGACACAATGCAGCGAAGCGCCTGCTGCGCGTAGCCGTTATCTCGAATCAGCTGCCGTGAGCGATTGCGCAGCCGCACCAGGCTGCCATCGATTTCGGCATCGGCGCTGGTGGAGCTCGTCACCCAGTCAGCCGTGAGGCGCGACACCAGGGCGCCTTCGTAGGCGCGCCGGCCGCGGCGAGGGGCGGCCGGGGTCTGCTGCTGGGACTGCTTGGCCTTGCGCTTGCTCATCGCCCGAACCTCACATAGAGCGAACGCGGATCACCCAGGCCGGCGGCCACCTTCTCGGCGGCTTTCTCGCGGGCCACGATTGCTTTGAGCTGCGACTCGCGCTGCATCAGCTGGCCCAGGTCGGCAGCATCGAACCGCCTGCTGCCGATCGTGTAGCTCTTGAATCCCTTGGTGACGATGGCGCGGATCGCGGCGCGCACCTCGTCGAGCTCCACTTCGGCCTGGCTGCGGCCATCGAACGCACCGGGGCTGCCGGCATAGCTCAGGCTGGCCAGCACCTGGAAGCTGCCAGCACCCACGGTGATTACCGTGGCGCCGCTGGTGATTCGGCTCTGCCAGCTCCAGATGCCGGCATCGAAGGCGGCAGACGTGGTGGCACTGATCGCCATGTCCCAGCCGCCATCAACGCGGGCCGTGCCGGTGACCGTGGCGCCTTCGCTGGCGGTGTTGAAGCGCAGGAAGGTGGTGAACGTCCAGGCCGCTGAGGTGGCGGCGTTGCCGTCGAGGTCGAGCGCAGCCGGCTCCACCCATGCCACCGTGTCGCCGGCGCGGATTGTCGCAGGGACTGTCATAGCCTCAGGCTAGGAAGCCTGATCTACCAGCCCGACACAAAACCACCCGGGCGGGTTGGTGTGCTCGGCCTGGCCTGGCGCTGCGGGGCGGCTGGCTTGGCCAGGCTGGCTTCGATCTGATCCCACATCGTCGCGCGGTTGTAGCGCCTGGCCACCAACTGCAGCGCGGCGTAGGCCATGCGGGTGCAGTCGCCGGCTTCGTCGCGGGAGCCAGCAGGCAGCGCCCAGCTGTAGGTGGTCTGGCCCTTGTCGCGCCGCGGCATCCTCTTCCAGGGGAACAGCTCG